TCCAATACGGAGATGGTTACAGCCAACGGTTGCGTTATGGCTTGAATCAAGATGCAAAGCGATGGGATTTGACTTGGCAAAACATCACCGAAACCAACGCCGACACCATCGAAACCTTCCTTGAAGCCCGCGCTGGCGCCGAGTCTTTCGACTGGACCACGCCAGACGGCAGCACCGGCAAGTGGATTTGTCCGCAGTGGAACAAAACAATCCCTTACGTAAACCGCGCCACGATCACTGCCACCTTCATCCAAGTGTTTGAGCCATGACCTCAAGCGTCTTTGAAGACCTAATCAGCAGCTCGCCTTACGCGATTATCGAGCTGTTTGAAATTGAGCTGCGCCAAGATCTGCACGGCAGCGACGAAATTTACCGCTTCCACAACGGCGTTAACCAAACCACCGCTGCTGGTGATGTGGTGTGGAAAGGCAACAGCTACTACGCCCTGCCCATTGAAGCCGAAGGATTTGAGTACAACGGAAACGGGCAACTTCCACGCCCCAAGATTCGCGTTGCCAACCTCCTCGGCAGCATCTCGGCCATCCTCATCAACATCAACGACGAGACCTTCGGCAACGACTTGACTGGCGCGAAGGTGACACGCATTCGCACGCTTAGCCGGTTTTTGGATGCAGTCAACTTCCCCGGTGGCGTCAACCCCTACGGCACTCCATCCGATATTGAGTTTCCCAAGGAGGTGTATTACGTCGATCGCAAGACGGTTGAAAACCGCGACGTGGTGGAATTTGAGCTGGCCGCTGCGTTTGACCTTGCCGGTGTTCGTGCCCCCAAGCGTCAGTGCATCGCCAACCTGTGCCAGTGGGTTTACCGCAGTGCCGAGTGCGGCTACACGGGCACCAACTACTTCGACGAAAACGACACCCCGCTTAATAGTGTGCCCGCCACCAACTGGCCTAGCGGCACCAACACGCTGAGTCCTGGCACCACCACCTTTGTGCTTGAGACGCAACTGGTCAGCAGCAATCAGTGGTTTCGCTGGCGCATCGGCTCACGCGGCAACGTATTTGTGCAGGACAAAGCCGGCAACGTTGTGTGGAGCGCCAACACCCAAGACATCGGCGGCTACCGCTTGGAGATGGAATCCAACGGCAACCTGCGCCTGCTGACCACTGCTGGTGTATCGGTGTGGCGCACGGGCACCGCCTTCCTTGGAACACCTGTCACCGTCACCTACCAGAACTGGGAGCCAACCGACATCCGCGCAGGTCGCAACGGCTCGTTCTTCCACGAAGTCTTAGGCAACGCCGATAGCTATGCCGTTGGCACCACCCGCACCGCCAACTACACCTTCACCTACGAAGGCAAGACGATGACGCTGCAGCTTGCCGCCACCTGTGAGTTGATCCCTGCCGAGGAGGCATCGTTGTACCCCTCTGCCACCAACCGCTGGCGTCAAACCAGTGGCTCTGGAGCTGCTGCAACCGTGATCTCATCCACTGGCCTGTGGAAGCAGGACACCGTATTTAAGGCAACAGTTACCACTGCCCTAAGCAACCCCTTCCGCTCACCAGTCGGCTACGGCACGCTGATTACGGTTTCGGCGGTTTATACCATCGCCTCTGTGACTGGCACGGCCAACCGCGCTGTGATCGAAAACAACGGCAACCTGCGCCTGTTGAATTCCAGCGATGCCGTGATTTGGGAAACGGGCATCAACAACACCACCGAGCCTCGCGTCATTTCCGGCACCGGCGACCCGCTAAACGATGTATGCGGCAAACGACTGAGCAGTTGCAAGGTGCGATTCGGTGAAAACGCGGAGCTGCCCTTCGGCTCATTCCCAGGCGTTGGAGCGTCCTACTAATGAAAAGCTGGCAGAAGGCAGCAGTTGAGCACGCTTTGACCGAAGCGCCACGGGAAGCCTGCGGCTTGGTGGTGGTGATCAAAGGACGCGAACGGTACTGGCCATGCCAAAACCTTGCCCCCACTGCTGACGACTTCTTCTTGTTGGATCCCGCCGACTACGCCGATGCCGAGGACGCCGGTGAGGTGGTCGCTGTCTTCCATAGCCACCCCAAAACACCAGCAACTCCCAGTGACGCCGATCGTCTCGGTTGCACCAAGTCCGGCCTGCGCTGGTACATCGTCAACCCCGGCACGCTGGCATGGTCAGAGATCGCGCCCAGTGACTACAAAGCACCACTGATCGGGCGGCAGTGGGTTTGGAGCATCAGCGATTGCTGGACGCTGGTCCGCGACTGGTACAAAGAAACTTGGGATCTCGACCTACCTGACTGGGAACGCCCGCTTGACATGGACGGCTTCACCACCAACCCGATGTTCGATGGCTGCTGGAAAGAGGCAGGTTTTGTTGAGGTGCCGCTGGAAACGATGCAGGTCGGTGACGCCATATTGATGTCCTTGGATGGATCGCCCGGCCTTAATCACGTCGCGGTTTATGTGGGTGACCAGCAGATCTTGCACCACATTCGCGGACGACTTAGTTCCCGCGACATCTACGGCGGCTACTATCAAAAGCAGACGGGGCGAGTGCTCCGCCACTCCAGTAGGTGCCGCTGATGAGGGTCATCAAGGTCTACGGCAGCCTGGCTAAATTCCTTGGCCACCGCAGCTTCAAAGCAGCAGTCAGCACCCCTGCCGAGGCAATTCGTTTCTTGCTGGCCAACTTCCCAAAGCTGGAAGGGCACATGGCGCAGCACCATTACAAGGTGACAACTGGACGCCTGCAGCTTGCGATTGCTGATCATCCAGAAGTGCTGGGTTATCCCGTTGCCGAAAGCGAGCCAATTCGCATTGTTCCTGTGGTTGCTGGTGCAGGTAGCGCGGGCGGTCAGATTGCAGCAGGGATCGGTTTGATTGCGCTTTCTTTCTTGTTCCCTGGTGCAGGCATATTTGGTGCAACAAGCTTCTTTGGCGCTACAGCAGGTACAGGTGTACTTACCGCCCTGGGCACACTTACCAGCACGGTAGGTCTTTCCTTAGCACTTGCGGGCACCGCTCAACTATTAACACCAACAGCACAAACATCAGCCGTAACAAGTGGCACCGATAGTTTCAACGATCCACGCAAGTCCTATAGCTTTAGCGGCATCCAAAACGTAAGCCGTCAAGGTGTGCCCGTACCGATTGTTTACGGCGAAACGATTGTTGGCTCGGTCGTTATTTCGTCCGGCATTAACACCGAGGAGATTGCAGCGTGATGAATAACCGCAAGATCGCTGGTTCTGGCGGCAGTCAACCTTCGTATTCGGCGCCCTCGCCGCCCAGCGTTGAGCGTGACAACCTTGAATCCAAGCAATACGCCCGCATCGTCGATCTAATCAGCGAGGGCGAAATCGAAGGTTTCCCGTCCGCTCGCGCTTATACCCGTGGCACGGATTCTTACAACCGCGCTCTCCTCAAAGACATTTACATTGAAGAAACACCGTTGGTGCGAGCTGGTGCCGATGCAAGCCAGCCATACCAGGACGCTGATTTCAACTTCAAAGGCATCACAATTAACCCGCGTTATGGCACGCAAAATCAAACTTATCTGACAGAGACTGGCACATCAACGCAAGAGGAGAATGGCGTCAACGTCAAAGTCCTACAAGCAACACCAGTCACTCGCAGCATCACAGACGTAAATGTCAACGCTGTCCGTGTGACCATTTCGGTGCCGCAACTGCAAAAGATTTACAACAACGGTGGCATTGAAGGTACGCAAATTGATCTTGAAGTCCGCCTTTCCTACAACGGCGGTCCGTACACCACAGTCCTCACAGACACCATCAAAGGTCGCACCACAGACCTGTACCAGCGCAAATATCTGATCAACTTCACGCAAGCGCCGCCTGTTGATGTGCGTGTGGTGCGTGTCAATGCTGACCCCGCTGTCGTTGGTGATTACACAATTCTTAGTGACTTCTACTGGGCCAGCTACACCGAATTGATTTACGCAAAGACCACCTATCCCAACAGTGCAGTCGTTGGCATCCTCGCTGACGCCGAACAATTCAGCAGCTTCCCGCAGCGTTCTTACCGCATCCGTGGCATCAAAATTGCCCTTCCCAGTAACGCCACCGTCGATGCAACCAATGGCCGGCTGATTTACAGCGGTGTCTGGGACGGCACCTTCCAAAGCGCCAAGTGGTGCAGCGACCCGGCATGGATCCTGTGGGATCTCCTTACATCGACTCGCTACGGATTTGGCGATTACATTGCCGCCGCCAGCTTGGACAAGTGGGCGTTCTATGCAGCCAGTGTTTACTGCAACGAACTGGTGCCAAATGGTTTCGGTGGCACTGAACCCCGCTTCTCCTGCAACGTCAGCATCCAAACCCAAGACGAGGCATACAAGCTGATCAACGATCTGTGCTCAGTTTTCCGCGCCCAACCGTTCTGGAGCACCGGCAGCCTGACGATCGCGCAGGATCGCCCCACCGACCCCACCTTCATCTTCAACCAAGGCAACGTCACCCCCGAGGGTTTCACCTACAGCGGCAGCAGCCTCAAAACGCGCCACACCGTCGCGGTCGTCAGCTACCTGGATCTCGAAACCCGCGAGACCGCCTACGAGATGGTGGAAGACACCGACGCCATGCGGAAATACGGCGTCAACAAAGTCGAGATTGCTGCCTTTGCCTGCACCAGTCGCG